TTTTTTTTTTTTTTTTTTATTTTTTTTTTTTTTTTTTTTTTTTTTTTTTTTTTTTATATTTTTTTTTATTGTTTGATAATTTTTTTTTTTTGGTAATTTTGTTTTATAATTTAAGAAATCTTCTATTTTATTTGAATTATCTTTAATGTCAACACTAATATTTTTAGGTTTTTTTTTTAAAATTTTTACCGTTATATTATTTTTAGGTTTAGGCATGTGTATTGTAGCATTCTTTAATCTATTATCAATTGTGCTTGAAATCGCTAGTCCTAAATACCATCCTAATATTATAGTTAATATAAAAGTTAATATAAAAGATTTGAAATCATTAAATATATTCATACTATTATTATAATAATATAAATTATTATATTTATACTATCAATATAATAATGAATTATTTAATTTTTAATATATTAGTTTATTATTATAATGCCTAAAACACTTTGTGATACGGGTGCAGAACAATCTCCTATTAATATTATTTCTAAAATAAGTAAAAAATGTAGTGCAACATGTGATTTAACTTTTTTTTATAAAACATCTAAACTTAATATGAGTTTATATAAAAATGATTTAGTAATTGATTATGATACAGGAAGTTATATAAATTTTAATCAAGAGATATTTGAATTAGATAAAATATCTTTTACTAATCCATCAAGTCATAAAATAGATAATGTTTCATATCCTATTGAAGCTCATTTATATCACAGAAATCCATATACTGGAAAAATTCTAATTATAGCAGTTTTTATAGATATTAACGAAGCAATTTCAAATTCTAAAAGATTTTTGGATTCTATTTCACCATTTCTTCCTAAAATAAAAGCTAATGAAATATCAGCCAATACTGAAGAAAATTGGAATATTTATAGTATTATACCAGAAGTTAAAGGATTTTTTTTATATACAGGATCTATAGTAAAGAATCCATGCACTGAAGATATATTATGGCTAATATTTGATGAACCTGTAAATTGTAGTAAAAATTTATATAATAATTTAAAAAAAATTTCAAATAAAAATGCTAGATCTATTAAAAATTTAGGTGAAAGACCGATTTATTATAATCTTAATAATTCAAAAAAAAATTTAAGAAATTATGGCAAAGAAACTATGTGTTATTCAAAAATAGAATTTGAAAAAAAATGTAAAACTTATATAAAGCAAAATCAACCTAAAATAATTAATATTTATATTTTTAAATTCTTATTGATAATTTTATTGACTATTATAATTATATTCTTATTTAATAACGGAACTATTCAAAAATATTATAATTATATGATAAATCCTATTAAAAACATTTTAAAAAAAAAAATAATAAATCAATAATTTATTTAAATTATTTAAATAAATATATAATTAAAATATATGATTTAAAAAAAAATGAAAATATGGGATAAATATTTTAGTAAAGAACAAATAATTAAAGATGATATAGATGAAAATGTAAATAAAAGTGAGTTATATATTGGTAATACCGGTAAAACAAATTTTTTAAAAGTAACAAAAAATGACGAAATAGTCAATGAAAATTATAATAGTAAAGATTTAAAAAAAAATGAAAAAGAAATATTGAAAGAATTTTTTCCTTCTTTTAGTTCAAATACTTTTGAAGAAAATAATGATATAAATTTTTTGAATCTATTTTCCTCTTTAAATACCAATGAAAAAAATAATGACATTAAAGATACTAAATACAATGGCACTTACGATGATGAAAATCATTATAATTATGATTATGATTATGATTATGATAATGTGAATCATGATGGTTATGATAATACCGAAGACGATTATAATGATAATAATAATGATTATATAAATTTTTTGAATCTATTTTCCTCTTTAAATACCAATGAAAAAAATAATGACATTAAAGATACTAAATACAATGGCACCTACGATGATCAGCATTATGACAACGACTATGATGAAGAGGATGAGGATGAGGATGAGGATGAGGATGAGGATGAGGATGAGGATGAGGATGATGATGATAGTAGTGATAAGGATGACAATGATGATGATGATGATGATGATGATGATGATGATGATGATGATGATGATGATGATACTAATGATGATGATGATGATGATGATGATGATGATGATGATGATGATGATGATGATGATGATGATGATGATGATGATGATGAGGATGATGAAGTAGATGATCAATCTGATGATGAAGAGAATGATAAAAATGAAAAGAATGAAAAGAATGTTATAACAGGAGGGGATAAGATGGAAGAAAATAATATACCTATAGAAAAAATAATTGATAATAAATATAATACAGATTTTACAAAAAACTTAGTAAATAAAAATACAAATAAATATGATAATAATAAGTGTAAATTATTAGAGAATATGTATAATTTAGTAAATATAAATAAAAAAAAACAAATGAAAAATAAATATATCTTTGAAGTAAAAAATAATAAAAAAGATTTTAAAAATACAAAAATGACAAAATTAATAAATGATTATAATTTCTATATGGACAATAATAATTGCAAATAGATTAAAAAATAAATTTTGGAAAATTATTTAAAATATAAATAGATTTAATAAGAAAAGAAATAATAAAAAATATAGATAATTATAATAAGGAATAAAGAGACAAATGATAATAAATTTGAAAAATGTTATGAAAAATGGTTATAAAATAATGTGAAATTTAAAATTAGTAGAAATTTAAATAAAGGTATGTTAGATAAATATATAATAATGATATACAAATGAGTAATTATAAAGGAATTTTATTTGGATTAAATTATAAAGATACAAGTCATGAATTAAAAGGATGTATAAATGATGTAGATTTAATGAAAAATTGTTTAGTTAATTATGTAGGAGTTCCAAAAGCAAATATATCGATTTACCATGATAATACAGAAATAAAACCATATAAAGATAGAATGATACAAATATTAGAAGATGCAATTAAAGAAGTGAATAATGATAAAAAATTAGATACTTTATGGGTGCATTATTCAGGTCATGGTTCATATGTTTGGGATAGAAATGGAGATGAAGATTATATAGAGATAAATGGAAGTTTATATTATGGAAAAGATGAAGTTTTATGTCCCTTAGATGGAGGATATATATTAGATGATGAATTAAATTTATTATTTTCAAAATTAAATAAAAATAAAAAGTTAGTATGCATATTTGATTGTTGTCATAGTGGAACAGCATTAGATTTACCATATATTTATGATTACAAGAAAAATTTATGCAAAAAAGATAAAAATATAAATTTAATTAAATGTGATACAATTTTGTTAGCAGGAGCTTTAGATTCTCAAACAGCTGCTGATGCGAGAGGTTTAAGTAAAAAATACAATTATACAGGTGCTTTTACGACAGCTATATTAAAAGCTTGCCAAGAAAATGTATCAATATCACTTGATAAGATAATTGATTATGCTGGAAAATATTTAGAAGAGAATAATTTTATGCAAATACCACAAGTGACATCAACATTTAAAATAACAGGAAGAACACAATTTATGGTATCGGAATATAGATTAAGTATAATAGATAGAATAAATAGATATAATAGATTAATAGATTTATGTGATTATTATTATAGTATATATAAAAATGAAATTTATAATAGATATAAAGAATATTTTAAAAATAAAAAGAAAGAACTAAAAGGTAGTTTAATATAAATTTAAATAATTGAGTAAATCTTTAAATTTTGAAATATTTAATATATTAAGTTAATTTTTAGAATTCCAATTATTTCTAATAAATTCAGTTAATTTTAAGATTTCTGCATTTTTTTCTTTAATAATTTTATTATTTATATCTTGATTAGATAATTTACTAAAAAATGTAGTTTCAAAGATAGGTTCATCATCTGAAGATTCAAAACCACCTTTTTGTGAATTATCATCATTGGAATCTGAACCAGTTTTTTGTGAATTATTTTCTTGCCAATGGTATTTTTGGACACTCCAAGTATGACGTCCATTAGATAATATAACATATTTTTGATGTATTTTAGTTAAAAATCCGCCTAGACAAAAACGTTGTTTACCATTTTTAAAAGTAACATATCTGACGTGTGAATTAATAGGAATATCATCTATATCTTCAACTCTTTCATAATTTTGTAATTTTTCATTCATATTAGCATTAGTTTGTAATGTATCAGTATAAGTAATTTGAGGTCTATCATATTTAGATTTAGATAATCTAAATGTATTATTTAAATTAAAATTGAATGACATTTATATATAAATAATATATAAATATTTTTAAGTACTTAATTTATAAAATAGATAATATAAAATACTTAAATAAAATAGAAAGAATTAATATATAGAAGAAAGGAAGAAGAAATAAATAATATTTTATTTTTTTTATTTTAATAATAGTTAAATAATAAAATGTAAAATTAGTATAAGTGTGAAAAAAAATATAAATAATAATATTTTAATATAATAATCAAGAATTTAAAATATGGGTATAGGTTATTTTCAATTAACAGTAATAAGTGATCAGGATAAATATCTAGTAGGAAATCCTGAATTTACTTATTTTAAAGGAGTATATAAAAAGCACACAAATTTTGCCAAAGAAACATTTTATTTAAATTTTGTAGGAGAAACATTTATGTCTTCAAATAATAATTTAGGTAAAAAGTTATATTGTAAAATTCCGAAAAATGGTGATTTATTACATAGAATGTATTTAGTATTTGAAATACAAAGTGATAATAACCACGAGAATAATGTTTTAGATACAATAAAAAAAAATATAATACCACATATATCTGTAGATGGACAAGCTTTAATAGAATCTATAGAAATAAAGATAGGAGATCAAACTATAGATAAACATACAGGGGAATGGATGCATATGTATAATGAATGTTATTTAACTTCAAGTAAAAATGAAATGTTATGTGATATGATAAATACAAGTATAAATACCAAAGAGTCTTTGTTTTCTTTAAAAGATGGTATGATATATATTCCATTAAATTTTTGGTTTAATAAAAATCCAGGATTATCTTTACCATTAATTGCTTTACAACACAGTGATATAAAAATAGATTTGAAGCTAAATTCTAGGATAAAATTGACAAATAATTTAATGTTAACAAATAATATAGGTTCAAAAGGAATACAGATAAACAATATAAGTATGTTGGCAGAATATATTCATTTAGATAATCAAGAGAAAATGCTATTTTCATCAAATAAACATGAATATTTAATAGAGCAATTGCAATATTGTAACAATATAAATATTCCTTTAAAGAAATCAGACATACCTTTAGATTTGGAATATAATAAGTATCAACATAAATTTGAAATACCATTTCAGAATCCTATAAAAGAATTATTTTGGGCAATACAGGATGATGTATCGAATGTAAATGGAGATGGTAGTAAAGTTTATAGTGAAAATACTAATAATATAGATTTAGAAAAAGATAGATATTCACAAGGAAATCATTTATTTAATTATTGGTTTAATTTGGATTATAATAATAATACAAGATTACATCAAATGATAGATGGAACAATATGCTTAAATGGTATAGATATGTTTGAACCAATGTCATCAAATTATTTTATGTCTTTATTAAAATATCAATATTATAATGGTTATAGTTATAAAAATTTAAATTCAGAGTTAATAAATAATGGTAAAAATACGGAAACAGTAAATGTAAATTATAATAATGGAAGTGGATTTTATTGTTATTCTTTTGCTTTAAATCCAATGGACAATCAGCCATCAGGATCATTAAATTTTACAAAAATAGATAATGTAGAATTAAAAATAAGGATAAGAAGAAATACAACAACACTGGAAAGGGCAATAAATAATCCTAATTTAAAAAGAGGAAATGAATCTTTAAAACAAAAAATATTAAAAATATATGGTGTTAATTACAATATATTAAAAATAAGTTCTGGTCATGCAGGATTAGTTTTTAATAATTAATTTGGTATAATTTTGATTATAAAAATATTTCTATTAATATAATAATATGTCTAATAGGAGTATTATATTAAATGCAATAGGTAAAGAAGATGATTATTTAAAAAAAAATCCAGTAATAACATTTTTAAAATCAGATTACAAAAAACACACAAATTTTTCTAAAAATATAATTAAAGTATGTTCAACATCAAACAGGAATGATAAAATAAATTATAATTTTGGAGAATTAGTTCATTTTGAAATTGATAAATCGGGAGATTTATTATTAAATATTAGTTTAGAAATAAGGGTAAAAGGGGATGATTGGAATAATAATTTAGTAGTAGCTCAAACAATATATAGTTTAATAGATTATATAGAAATTATAGCAGATACTAAAGTATTGGAAAGATTAAGAGGAGAATGGATATACATATGGCATCAATTACATGGTAATAATAATTCAGATAATAATATATATGATTCAGCGTATGCATCAAATAATAATCTTTTAAATGATAGTAATGTAGAACATAAATTATTGTTAAAAATACCTTTTTGGTTTAGTTTAAATGCAGGTTTAGCATTACCATTATGGGCGATTCAACATGAAAGAATACATATAAGATTAAAATTAAAAAATAAATCAGAAATATGTTTAGAATCTGAAAATAGAAATTTATTTATAAAGAATATAGAACTAATATTAGAAATTGTAGATTTAGATAAGTTAGAAAAGAGTAAATTTCAAAATAATCAATTAGAATATCTAATTGAACAAGTAGAATTTTCTGGTAATAATATAATAGAGAGTAATTTTAATTCAAGAAAAAAAATAGAAATAGAAAGATTTCCATATGTGACAGAAATATTTTGGATATTTTCAGGAATAAATTTTCGAAATAATGTTTCAAATGAATTTAATCCAAATAATTATTATAATTTTTGGTTAAATTTTGATGGAAATCCATTAACAAGATTAGATCATACAAAAAATACTACAATTTTGTTAAATGGAAATCCTATTAATCAAAGATTAAAGGGTTCATATTATAGAAAAATTCCTAGATATGAATCACATAATACAATTTCTACTAAGGATAAATATGGTAAAGAAATAAAAGAACCTAATATACACTCATACAATTGTATTTATTCATATTCATTTTCATTTAATCCACAAAATATTAAACCTTCTGGATTTTTAAGCACTAATAAATTTAATTCAATGCATTTAGATATTGAATTAAACAAAGCAAATTATGATAGAAATTTAAATATTTATATAAAAAGATTTAATATTATAAGAATAAATAACGGTTATATAAACTTAGTTCATATATAACTAGATATGTATTTTATTTTATTCACAAAAGTTTATTTATTTATTTTGTAATAAAATTTGTATAAAAATTTAAAAAAAAAATCTCAGTATATAGTATAATCATAAAATGGGTGGTGGTTTAATGCAATTAGTAGCCTATGGTGCTCAAGATGTATATCTTACCGGTAATCCTCAAATTACCTTTTTTAAAGTTGTTTACAGAAGACATACTAATTTTGCTATGGAAGCTATTGAACAAGTATTTATGGGAAATGTGCAATGTGGGAAAAAAACATCAGCAACTATTGCTAGAAATGGTGATTTAGTAGGAAGAATGTATCTTGAAATTGATTTATGTTTAGGGTCAGCTTCTGATAAACACAGAAAATTTGTAGATCGTATGGGGCATGCTTTAATAGACTATGTAGAAATAGAAATAGGAGGTCAAACAATAGATAAACATTATGGACAATGGATGGATGTTTGGTCACAATTAACACATTCACAGGAACAATTCCATCATTTAAGTAGAATGTTAGGAGGTGCCCAAGATACAAATGCTCCATCAAGAACTGATAATTTACCTACTTTTACAAGAAATAGTGTAGATGATGGAAATTCATCGGGATTAATAGCAACAGACAAGCCAGGAAATGTGGATGGAGGTTTTAATGATAGATTAATGAAACTTTATGTGCCTCTACAATTTTGGTTCAATACAAATCCAGGACTTGCTCTTCCATTAATTGCTTTACAATACCATGAAGTTAAATTAAATGTAATGTTTAAACACTCATCAGCGTTATATATTAAAGATGATAGTGGTTCAATAAGTCAATCTGATCCAGAATTAGCCAATGTATGTCTTTTTTGTGATTACATATTCTTAGATACAGATGAAAGACGTAGATTTGCACAAGTTTCTCATGAATATTTAATAAATCAAGTGCAATATAATGGCAAATCAGTATTAGCATCAACTGAAAATACAGCGAATATAGATTTAAGATTTAATCATCCATGTAAAGAAATTGTATGGATTCTTCAGGATACTAATCGTGAAAATTCTGCTAACAATAATGTTAATTATTCTCCATGGAATTATAATGCAAAAGGAGATTCTACGTTAGGAGCTAACACTGGAGATCAGGTTTCGAAAGCAGTTCTTCAATTAAATGGACATGATCGTTTTAGAGAAAGAGAAGGAACTTATTTTAGAACTGTTCAGCCTTATCAGCATCATACAGGATTATTTGACAATGGTCAATCTAATCCTGGAAGTGGTAATGGAAAACAACATAATAAAGGTATGTTTTATATGTATTCATTTGCTCTTAAACCAGAAGAACATCAACCATCGGGTTCTTGTAATTTTTCAAGAATTGATAATGCTGTTCTCACTATGAATTTATCAAATTCTAATGAAGCTAGGTCAGTTAAGGTATATGCTACAAATTATAATGTTCTAAGAATAATGAGCGGTATGGGTGGATTAGCATATTCTAATTAAGAGTTTTATTTAAATAAATATATATTCTATTAATAAGTTTTTTTTTTTATTTTATTGTCTAAAAATTAAAAAAAAAATCTCACTATATAGTATAATCATAAAATGGGTGGTGGTTTAATGCAATTAGTAGCCTATGGTGCTCAGGATATCTATCTTACTGGTAATCCTCAAATTACTTTTTTTAAAGTAGTCTATAGAAGACATACTAATTTTGCGATGGAAGCTATTGAGCAAGTATTTAATGGTGTTGCACAATTTGGTAATAAAGTAGTATGCACTATCGCAAGAAATGGTGATCTTGTTGGAAGAATGTATTTAGAAATAGATGTTAATGGTAAAACAGTGCCTGGATCACAAAGAAATGGCCATAAAATGATAAAATATGCGGAGATTGAAATAGGAGGACAAAAAATAGATAAACATTATGGTGAATGGTTAGATATATGGAATCAATTATCATGTCCATCTGAAAATTTACATAAATTATATCAGATGGTAAATGGGGATCTTGTCTCAGCAGATTCGGATTCTAATTATAAATATTATATTCCTTTACAATTTTGGTTTAATAGAAACCCTGGACTTGCTCTTCCTCTTATTGCTTTACAATATCATGAAGTTAAAGTATGTGTAGAATTTGAATCACTTAAAAATATACGTATGTCCGATAGTAATAATGTAGGAAATTCAAAATCAGGTATAAGTGGTTTTGACAATAGTTCTAATATATCTGATGTAAACATTCAAAATTGTTGTTTATTTTGTGACTATATCTTTTTAGATACTGATGAAAGACGTAGATTTGCACAAGTTTCACATGAATATCTTATTGAACAATTACAAACAACTGGAACTTGTAGCTATTCTCAAACTACTTCTAAAGTAAACATTAATTTAAATTTTAATCACCCTGTTAAAGAACTTGTATGGATTGTTCAAAATCAATCTCAAAAATATACATATAATTATACACAAAGTTCTGATAATAAAGGTGGTGATACTGGTATACCTGAATCAACTATTGAATTTGTCAGAAGTGCTAAAATACAACTTAATGGACATGATCGATTTAGAGAAAGACAGGGTTCATATTTTAGATGTGTTCAACCTTATCAACATCATTCTGGTTTAAATTCACAAGCTGTCACTCTTGGAAGTGCTGATGATGCAGCTAAACCAGGAGAAAATAATGATGAATTTGGATATATTTACACATATTCCTTTGCTCTTAAACCAGAAGAACATCAACCTTCAGGAACTTGTAATTTTTCAAGAATTGATAATGCAGTATTAAATATGACACTTCAGCCATCAGTTGGTGGTAATCCATGGACTGGTAATTTAAAAAATAATATTGAAGTTGGACAAGGAGGCGCTGGTATAAATACAGACAAAGATGTAAGAGTCTATGCTATAAATTATAACGTATTAAGAATTATGAGTGGTATGGGTGGATTAGCTTATTCTAATTAAGATTTTTTATCTATAGATTAAAAATAAATATATATTCTTTTGGTTTTTTTTTTAATTTTATTGTCTAAAAACTAAAAAAAAAATCTCATTATATAGTATAATCATAAAATGGGTGGTGGTTTAATGCAATTAGTAGCCTATGGTGCTCAAGATATTTATCTTACTGGTAATCCTCAAATTACTTTTTTTAAAGTTGTTTATAGAAGACATACTAACTTTGCCTGTGAAGCTATAGAACAAACTTTTACTGGATCTGTTGATTTTGGTAGAAAAATTTCTGCTACAATTGAAAGAAATGGTGATTTAGTTGGAAAAATGTATTTAGAAGTAAATATAGATGTAGGACATGCAGGTAGTCTTAATAATACTAAAGGACAAGCTGATTATAATGATATTGGTTCTAATGATACTCCTAAATATGCTAAACGTTTAGGACATGCTCTTGTTAGAGAAGTGCAAGTTGAAATCGGTGGACAATGTATTGATACACATTATGGAGAATGGTTAGAATTATGGTCTCAACTTACACTTACTACAGAAAGTCTTGGATCATTAAGATCATTAATTGATGGAAATATAAGAGATACTTCTCAAGAACTTGTCAATGCAACAGGTGCTCAATTAGGACCAGTAAAAGGAAACAAACGTAAATTATATATTCCTTTACAATTTTGGTTTAATAGAAATCCTGGACTTGCTCTTCCATTAATTGCTCTTCAATATCATGAAGTAAAAATTAATGTTTTCTTAGAAGATCGACACAATGTAGGTTTTACTTCAGTTGGCTCTTTAGATGATATCTGTTTATATTGCGATTTTATGTTTTTAGATACAGACGAAAGACGCAGATTTGCACAAGTTTCACATGAATATCTTATTGAACAATTACAATATAATAATATTTTTGCTGTTCCTGCTGCAGAAGCTTGTGGTAATGTTGAATTAAGATTTAATCATCCATGTAAAGAAATAATTTGGACTGCTCAACCACAAATTTTAGGTGTGACTGTTGGTGATTCAAGTAAACCAAGATTACATCCATTCGAATATTCAAGACAATCTTCTGCTCAAAACGATAAAACAACTTCAATGTTAAGCGAATATGGTCATGGACTTGATTCTGTAGTTAAAGCTAAATTACAACTTAATGGACATGATCGTTTTAGAGAAAGAGAAGGCTCATATTTTAGATGTGTCCAACCTTATCAACATCATACAGGTGCTCACCTTCAAGGTCCTGATAATGGTTTCTATTATATATATTCCTTTGCTCTTAAACCAGAAGAACATCAACCATCAGGAACATGCAATTTTTCAAGAATTGATAATGCAAATCTTCAATTAACTTTAGGTGTAGTCCAAGGTGCTACTGCTGACAGATTTGTTAAAGTATGGGCTACCAATTATAATGTCTTAAGAATTATGAGTGGTATGGGTGGTCTTGCTTACTCTAATTAATTTAATATTTTACTTTTTTTTTTTTTTTTTTTAATCATTTTAATTTTAAAATTAACCTCTATGTCAATTTTAAAATTAAACAAAATTTATACTTATATAATTTATATCATCTTTAGATTAATAATTTATTTATTTCAAACTAACTTATATAAAGAAATTATCTATTATTATATTAATATTTACAATGGGTGGAGGAATTATACAATTAGTTGCTTATGGCGCTCAAGATATTTATTTAACGGGTAATCCACAAATTACTTTTTTTAAAGCTGTTTATAAAAGACATACTAATTTTGCAATAGAAAAATACAATCAGTTTGCTATTGGAACTGTTAATTGGGGAAATAAATTAACATATACTATTGACAGAAAAGGTGATTTATTAGGAAAATGTCATCTAGATTTTTATTTAGAATTTATTGATATTAATGGAAATTATCTTACATATGATCAGGTTAAACAACAACTTATTACTAATAAAAGTAATAATAATTTAGCTAAATCAATCGGTTATTCTTTTATTAATTATATAGACATTGAAATCGGCGGATGCACTATAGATACACATACTGGACATTGGATGGCTATTAAGTCTGAATTATTTAAAGATTTTAATTCAAGAATTAATGATTTTTTTCTTACTGGCGGTTTTTATAAAGCTTCACATATTAGTAATCATGCTATTTATATTTCTATACCTTTACAATTATGGTTTAATAATAATCCAGGATTATATTTACCTTTAGTAGCATTACAATATCATGAAGTAAAAATTAATCTAAAATTAAATAACATAAATCATATTATTTTAAATAATATTAATGGTTTAAATACATCTCAATATCCTAAACCAGTAAATATTAAAATAATTGAAATAAATTTAGTTTCAGAATATGTATATTTAGATACTGAAGAAAGAAAAAAATTCGCACAAGTATCGCATGAATATTTAATTGAACAATTACAAGAATTGCCTAACGAATTTTGTAATACTTCTAATAATATTGCTCTCATCAATTTAGGATTTAATCATCCTGTTAAAGAAATTATATGGACTCTACATAGAAAAGAAAATACTGATTTATTAGGACCATTATGGAGCGGAGAAAAAGATCGTATAAAAACAGCGCAAATACAATTAAATGGAACTGACCGATTTTCTGCTACTCCAGGTATATATTTTCAAAGTAATCAAAAATTAAATCATCATTCTGGTATAGATTTACATAAATTCTTTTTGGATATTACAGGCATTATTACAGGCTCTTTTATCCCATATAATGATGACTTAGAATCAAAATTTCCAAATGCTGATTTATCACCTTTTGTATATTCTTTTTCAATAGAACCAGAAAAATCTCAACCATCTGGCTCATGCAATTTCTCTCGTCTTGATAATGCTGTATTAACTTTTAGTATTAATCAAAAAATTCCAAAAGAATATTTTGATGGTATTTTAATCAAAATTTATGGCACAAATTATAATGTTTTAAGAATTATGAGTGGAATGGGAGGACTTGCATACTCTAACTAATTTTTAATAATATTATTTTTCAAATTTAAATAAACATAACTATTTATCTATTAATATTTTTTCTAATGTTAATTAAATTTAAAGATAAAATCTATTTATTATATTAAATATGGGAGCAGGTACAATTATGCAACTTGTTAGTTACGGTTCACAAGATATATATATTACTGGAAACCCTCAAATTACTAATTTTAAATCTATATACTATAGACATACAAATTTTGTTATAGAAAATTTTGAAGAATTATTTGTAAATGATGTTAAATTAAATCCAGGAAACTCAAATACAACTATTATTAATCAAAATACATATAAAATTACCTCTATTATTTCTAAAAAAGGACATTTATTATATAAAATATATTTAAATTTAGAATTAGAACGTCCAAAAAGTAAAAATAATAATGAAATTATTCCAATCGTTCAACGACCAGCACATTCATTAATAGAATCAGTAGAATTAGAAATTGGGGGACAAATTGTTGACAAATTATATGGACAATGGATTGATATATGGACCCAATTATCACATAATACAAATAATTATCAAAAATATAAATATACTGTTGATGGATCTATTCAATCATATAATAATAATCTACTATTTAATGATAATTCTGAATATCCATATAAATATTATGTTAATTTGAATTTTTGGTTTGCTAAAAATCCTGGATTAGCTCTTCCTATAGTTGCTTTAAATAAACATGAAATTAAAATACATGTAACACTAAATTCTGATACTTCTTTTATTAAATTTCCAGCATCTCATATTGATCGCAGTCAAAAATCTATTAATATTAAAGCATCATTATTATGTGATTATATCTTTTTAGATAAACAAGAACTACTTATATTTTCTAATTTATGTCATGAATATTTAATTGAAAATGTTCAAAGAAGTGATTTATATACTTTATCTAAAACTGAAAATAATGCTAATTTAAAATTAAAATTTAACCATCCTGTTAAAGAATTAATTTGGGTTTGTCAAGATAGTAAATATACATCTCCTGGGACTTATACATATTCACCATTTGCATTTAATATATTTAGTGAAAATTCTCAAAATGGTGGTGATTTTGTTAATCATGCTAAACTTCTTTTTAATAATAATTATAGATTTAAAGAAAGAGATGGAACATATTTTAGAATTGTTCAGCCTTATCAACATCATTCTGGTGGTTTTGATAATCAAATAATTAGCTCTTATGAAAAAGGTTATATTTATTGTTACTCTTTCTCTATTAATCCACAAGAAAATCAACCTTCAGGAACATGCAACTTTTCAAGAATAGATGATCCTATTCTTATTCTTAATCTAAATGATTCTATTGGTGATAAAAAATATATAAGAGTATATGCAATTAATTATAATATATTTAAAGTATTTGATGGTATGGGAGGTCTTGTCTTTTCATAATTTAATAAATATTGACATTTATTAAATTATTTTGTAAATTTATAATTATTATTTATTTTATTAATCCTATTTACTTATTAAATATTATATTTAATAACATTTTATGTTAAACTACTATCTATTATCAAATAATATTTCTATATTTTTAAATAACTTGCTTATTTGTTAATTATTTAAAGTTTAATTAGCTTATATAAATAAATGAATAGTATATATGATCTTATTAAATTAAATTATAATATTATTGATACTATTAAAAATATACAAAAAAAAATTAATACTTTAAATAATAAACTTTCTAAAAATAATTTAATTACTGACAAAAATAATACTTCATATAATTATATTAATATAAATCTTAATCATTTAATATTATCTAATGATAATTTTTTAAATACTCAACTTTTAAATAATAAATTACAAAAATTATCTCAAAATAATAGTTTCTTTGAAATCGCATATATATTATCTAATTTAGTCATTAAAAAATATCCTACTTATAGACCTAGTGAATTAGATGATATTATACATGGAAATTATTGTTGGCTTAAAAAAAAAGCTAATAATATAGGTTACTGGGGTTGGAAATTAATTTTGTGCACTAATGTTTCTATAGATAACAAACTTTTACCAAGTCAATTAAAAGAATTAGCCAATAAACCAGAAATAAATTTATATTTAAAGAATATTAATTTATTATTTAATAAATATCTTATTATTCCTATTACAAATCAAATAAAAAATATTGTTAAAAATAATAAAATAAAATATTACCAAAATCAAATTGCTAAAAAATTAGGCTTAGATAAAATTGAAATTTTATTTAATTCAAAAAAAGGATATATTATCTCAGAAATTATATCAAAAATGGAAGATCAAGATATTATTACTCATTATTATTATAAAAATAAAAAATACCTTCAATCTTCTTACTTGTTTGATAAAGAATTTCAACCTGGTTTATATAAATCTCCAAGATGTAAATTATCCAAACCTCAATTATTTTGTATTCAAATAATTGAACAATTTTTGCAAGATAATCATTTATTAGAAAATTTATCATTACAAGATGAATTTTTAATTAAAGATAATATTTATAATAATTCTAAATTTAAAGCATATCCTAGAATTGATATTGTTTTGATTAATAAAAAAACAAATAAACTAGTTTTAGCTATAGAATCTGATGGAAAACAACATGACGAAATTGTACCACATTTTCAACGTAATGGTATATGTGATCTTAATAAACAAAAAATTAGAGATATAAAAAAAGATGAATGGATTTATAAAAATACTAATTTTAAATGTATTAGAATTAAAGATGTATATTATAAAAATGGAATAAAATATGAACCTACTGGATTAGAAAAAAAAATATATTTGTTAAAAAAATTAAATAGTTTTCTAATTTATTATAAATTTATTTAATAATATAATTTATCAATAAAATATCTTATTATATTTTATGTATAATTATGATAATCATAATGTAGTAAATGGTCTATGGATTGGAAATTTAGATAATATTCAAATATTATCTATTAATTCTTTTTTAAAACAAGGACATATATATAGATTATGGCTATATGATAAAAATATTGAAAATATACCTAAAGGTGTTGAAATATGCGACGCAAATACTATATTACATAATACATATATATTTAAACATTGGAGCGGAAATTTAGCAACATTTGCTGACTTGTTTCGATTTAAATTATTATATCTATATGGTGGTTGGTGGGTTGATTTAGATTTAATATGTTTATATCCATTACCTAAGGTTAACTATTTTTATGGCGGAGAACGAAAAAAACAGTCTGGTGCTTTTAAAAGTAATTCTAAACATTTTTATTGGATTGGCTTAATGAAATTTCAAAAAAATGATCCATTGTTATATGATATGTATAATAAAATGTTATTAAAAATAGATGATTTTAAATATAATAAAAATATACCTTTTAGTTATGGTCAGACAGAATTGAAAAATCTATTAATAAAAAAATATGGAGAAAATTTTTTGTATACTCATAATAATAATTTAAATGTTGATTTATTTAATCCATTTGGTCATTTTGATATGATTGATTTTTTTAAAAAAAATAAAAAAAAAAATAATATTACAGAATGTTGTAATAGATGGGGATGGGAAAAAAAAATAATAAATAATATTCTTAATGAATCATATACGATTCACTTATATAATACAATAATTAAAATATTACAAAAAAAAAAAGGGGAATGTTTGTTAATAAAAGAACTTTACAAAAAAATTTATAATAAATAAATGATTTGAAAGTTATACACATAAATATATATATATATATTATTATCAATAATAATGATAAACCCAAATGATTATATAATTGCTATTCCAAGTTATAAAAGATCAGATACAATTGGAAATAAAACTTTAAAAATACTTCACGATAAAAAAGTGCCTTCTTTTAGAATTTATATTTTTGTTGCTAATAAAAATGAAAAAAATGAATATTATAATAATGTTCCAAGGCATTTATATAATAAAATTATTTTAGGTAAATTAGGTTTACGTAATCAACGTAATTTTATTAATAGATATTTTGATCAATATAAATGTATTGTAGAATGTGATGATGATATTAAAGAAATATCATATTTAAAACCAGGTATAGGAAAAACAAGAATGGAAATTCAAAAAAATAATAAATTATTATCTGTTCCCAATATTGATATATTTTTCAAAGATGCTTTTCATAGACTAATAACTAATAATACTAATCTTGAATCAGATTCTTCTGAAAATTGGGGTAAAATCAATGAAAAACCTATTTCATATATTTGGGGTATTTACCCTGTTTATAATCCATATTTTTTATCTAATAAAATTACTAATAATCTTCAATTTTTAGTAGGTCCTATGTGGGGAATGATAAATAGATATAAAAAAGATTTATTATTAGAATTAAATGAAAAAGAAGATTTTGAAAGAACATTACGTCATTATAAATTAGATGGTTCTGTTTTTAGATTTTGGAATATAACCATAGATACTGCTTTTTATAAAGAAAAAGGTGGAATGCAAGCTGAAAATAAAGATAGATATTTAGAGGCTGAAAAAAGTGCTAACTATTTACTTAAACATTTCCCTAAATATACTCAAAAATGGTATAAAGGAAAAACAAAACGTCCAGAAATTAAATTAAAAGATAAAAATATATAGCTACATATAAATTTCTTTTAGATGTATATCTAATTATGCTTATATAAAATTTAATTTTAAAATATATTTAAAAAAAATTGATATACATTTTAAATATACTTAAATTTTAAACATAATGCTAAAATTTAATCAATTTAAAAATAATAAATATATTTGTTATAGATATTATTCTATTTATAACAATTTAACAGGCGGTCAAGTAATTTATAATGAATTAAAAAAACTAAATGTAGATACTGTATTTGGTTTTAGCGGAGGTGCTATAATGCCTGTTATGGATACTTTATATAAAAGTAATATTAATTTAATTATAAATACACATGAACAAAGCAGTGGACATTCCGCAACAGGATATGCTAAATCTTCAAATAAACCTGGAATAATGTTTGTAACATCCGGTCCTGGACTTACGAATAGTATTACACCTATGTTAGATGCTCAAAATGATAGCACTCCTCTTATAGTATTCTCAGGTAATGTTCCTCTTAAATCAATTGGAACTCAGGCTTTTCAAGAATGTCCTGCAACTGAAATGACAAAGCCATTTACTAAATGGAGTGTTGTTGTTGATAATGTTAATGATTTACCATTTATAATAAGAAAAGCTTGGAAAATAGCAATTTCAGGAAAACCTGGATGTGTTCATATTGATCTTCCTAAATGCATATCTACAGCTATTTATAAATCAAATAATCCATATTATACTAATAAAAAATATACAAAAAATATTTCTCGTTTAATTGATTGTCATTCCATTGATATTAATAAAATCACTAATTTTGGTAAAATTGCTAACATTATTAATCAATCAGAAAAACCTATTATAATATTAGGCAAAGGAGCTAATAAGTATCCTGATAATATTTCAAATTTTATATTATCATCTAATATACCTGTAACTACTACAATTCATGCTGTTGGATTATTTCCTGAAAATAATAATCTTTCACTTAAATGGTTAGGTATGCATGGTTCGCCTACATCTAATTTTGCTATATCTGAAGCTGATTTGATTATAAATATTGGTTCCAGATTTGATGATAGAACTACTGGAAATACCGAAAATTATGCTCCTAATGCATATAAAGCTTATAAAAATGGAACTGGAGGAATTATACATGTTAATATAGAATCTAATGAAATTAATAAAAATATTAAAACTCACTATAATTATAATATGGATACAAAAATATTTTTAAAAAATGTAATTAAATTTATTGAATATAAAGATAGAAAACCGTGGATATCACAAATTAATAATTGGAAAAAAAAATATCCTTTTGAATTTCATGATCCTGTTAATAACAAATTAAATACACAAATGGTTATTAAAAAAATTGGAGAATATTTAAATGAAAATGAGAATTGGAAAATTACTACTGGTGTAGGTAATCATCAAATGTGGGCTGCACAATTTATTGACTATTATAAACCAGAATCTTTAATTACATCTGGAAGTTTAGGAGTTATGGGTGCAGGTATAGGTTATGCTATAGGAACACAATTAGCTAATCCGTTAACTAAAGTAATTTTAATCGATGGAGATGGTTCATTTAATATGACATTGTCAGAATTACATACTATTATTAAATATAATCTACCTATAAAAATAGCATTGATGAATGATAATAATATGTCTATGGTTAAAACTTGGGAAAAATTATTCTTTGAAGAAAGATATGTTGCTACTGATTTAACTCATAATCCTAATTATGTTAAATTAGCTCAATCTTACGGAATTACGGCTATTAAATGTGATAATAAAAATGATTTAAATGATACTATTAAAAATTTTATTAATTTTGATGGACCTATATTATGTGAATTTAAAACACTGTCTGAAATGTGTTATCCATTGGTAGCTCCCGGTAAACCATTAAATGATATGATTTTATTTCAAAATCAAATATCTATTAATAAACTTGATAAATCTGAAATTCCATCTTAAAATTATAAATTATATAATAAAACTTATATTGTTATTTATTAAATATAATTAATAAAATTTAAAAAAAAAAATTATATGTAAATAAATCTTCATATTAAATTAATTATTGCAGTTAATGTCATTAAATACTATTAGTTAATTAATATATAATATCTTTTAAAAAATTCTTAGATTTTGTTAGTAATATATTTATAAATATTTAAATAAATTAGTTATATATATATTTATATTTAATATTATATATTATGTCTAATTTAAATTATGAACAAAAAATTACATTAAATATAGATAGTTATAATATATCTAGTGAAGAATTTAAAGGAATTATAAATCACTTAATTATAAATTTAAAAATTATACAAAATATTAATAAATTAGATAAAATTTCTTTAGTAAATAATAATATTATAATTAATGATGGTAGTTCAATATTTCAATTCATATACAGATGGTATAATAATAGTAATAGAACACAAACAATTAAGGATTTAAGTAATATTATTGATAAATTTAATAGTATACTTGGTTTTTTAAATAGTAAAAAAAATGATTTAGATAAATTGAAAAACATAACAAATTCTAATGAAAATAAAAAAAAAATTATTAATGATTATATTAATGAACTTATTAAAGAAGTACCTAATACAATTTTAGGAATTGAAAATCTAAAATTTACATATATAGATGATATAGATATATTAAATAAATTAGATATAATTAAAAAAGGATTATTAACATGTTCATAGAATTAATTTATTCAATACAAAATAATTAATATAAGTGATACGAGAATTTAATAAATTTCAAGCTAAATAATTATCAAATAAATAAATATCTATTTTAGATAATATATATTTAAATTATTTTTAATTAGCAATATTATATTTATATAATATATAAATGAATAATTCTAAAATTTTATTATTTATTATTTTTTCTTTAATAGTTACAATTTTATTAATATATATATATGCATTAGAAAATCCAAAAATAATGTTTTCATTATTTTCTGTAATAATTTTA